TAAACATTTTTAAGGATTTTTACCGTTGTTAATTTTGTTTCTACCATAATCTCTCTATTTGTATATAAGTATATATAAATATAAGAAAAATATAAAAACATTAATTCCAAGCGGTACAAAGTCCTCTTTGTTTAAATTCACACCAATCACATGGTTTACCTTTGTTAGTAAAGTAATCTATATCTCTATATTTTCCATCGGAATCAAATACAGTTTCAATGAAGTTCATAAACCCATTCCAAGCCTTATTGATGGATGGTTTACCATTCGCTGGTATATGGGTTGATATACGAGGAATAGGAAAATCCCAATCCTCTTTTATCTTCCTTTTTAGTATCTGAAATTCCACATGAACTTTATCTAAAGGTAACCCGTATTTATCAGCGTAAATCTTTTTGTATATAAGTATCTGAGAGTTCTTAATTTGGTCTCTTTTTTGGTACTTATTCCACCCTCTTGTTGAAGTTTTTAAATCTATGATTGTTATTGAGTTATCGTGTAGATTTCTTAGTACCACATCGATGAATCCAATGAAGTTTACATTAGGTTTTATTTCAGCATGTAATGGTAATTCTATAGCTTCTAACTTCTGTCCTTTCTTAGAATACCACTTAGCCAATTTAGATTTAAAAAACTTTAGAATCTGTCTACCATCACCAAAGAATTCTTCTAACTCTATTTGTGTACATGGTAACCTATCACCTTGCTTTTCTTTTTCTTTCTTAAACTCTTCTACTAATTTATCTTTTAGTAAGATATCTAAATCAATTTCTAAAGCTTGCTTTTTTGTTACATTATACATTACATCCAAAAAGTGTTGAATGGTTTCGTGCATAGCCGTACCAAAGATTGTGTGAATATTACCTGAACTTTCACCTAACTTATCGATATAGTTTAGTTTGTATTGTTGTGGACATGAACTCCACATTGAGTATTGAGAGTAAGAAACTCTAGCCATTTGATAAATCTTTGATTAAACTTATGATATTATCGTGGTGTTTACTCCATTTATCTCCTTCTATTTCATTTGTACTATGTTCACACTTTGCTTTTAAATCTTTTTCAATTTGTGAAAGTTGTGTTAAAATTGTAAGTATTCTCATAGTACTAATATACGAAAAATAATTGAGAAATCCAAATATTTTACCAAAAAGTTTTCTCTCTATCAGCATCAGGTTCATATGTAGTATGATGAACTATTTCTGTATTGTAATCCGATGCTTCTTTTGGGTAAGGTTTTGTTTTATGTTTTAATCTTTTGATTAAATCTTTCTTTTCTTTTTTACTCTGAGGTAGAATCTGTATGTATCTATGTTTTGGTGGTTCTTCTCTCCTCCAAAACTCTTTGTAACCTTGCTTACCGATTTCTTTTCTCAGATGTTCTAAGTTACCACTACCCCATAAATTAAATACACTTCTACTATGAATCCAATCATGTGGGTCTTTTGTAAGTGAGATACCCCAATTAGGCATGAGAGCTATATCAGTTGATAATCCTTGATAAATCCAATTGGTTGCTTGGTAGATACCACCTAAATGTTCTTGTCCATTATCAGCGTAACTTAAAAGAACTTTGATATTTTTATCATTATCCTTTATCCATTTAAATGTTTTGGAAAGTGCATTTGATTCTATGTTAGAACCATAACCATCATCAACATATAATCTAGTCAACTCTAAAATGTTATCTTTAGATAATCCTTCACAAACTGATGTAGCTGCTTTTGCTCCAACTGGGAATCCGTAAATAGCACATCCGATTAGTTTTTGGTCATTACCAAAGATATCCTTTTCATCTAATCTATAATAGATACCCAATGCGTACCTACACATAGTCCAAGCGTGAGTATAGTGTTTCTTAACAATAATATCTTTTGCTATTGATTTGGATATCTGAGCTACGGATACCCTACTAACATCACAATATTCTTTACCCTCTACTTTCAATTGGTTCTAATTTTTGTATTTCTAATTCATCGGTATCAGTAACCTTTGGATAAGTTTCTGATGGATGTTTTAATGTTTTTAATATTTTCTTTCGTTCACCACCCTTAGCGAGTATGTAAACATATCTATGTTTTCTTGGTTCTTTACGAATCCAAAATGGTTTATCAACTTGTTGTTGTATTTTCTTTGGGTCATTTGTTCCATAGTAAGGAAAGATTGTTCTTCCATGCTGCCACTCACCATCTTCACTAAATTTAAAACTCCAACTATCATTGTACCTTAGTGAGTTACCTTGATAAATCCAATTCGTAGCTTGATAGATTGTACCAGCGTGTCCTTCTTTTGGGTCTGAGTATGATATTAATCCTTTAATTTGTGGTGTGTTTTCTCTTAACCATTTAAAACTCTGTCCTATAAACCAACTTTCTATATTTGAACCATAATCATCAAATATAAAAACTCTAACTAATTCTAATACTTCTGTTCTATCTAATAAAGGTGATATTGATTGCCCACTTAATCTTCCTATTGGGTCTCCGTAACATATTACACCTATAAGTTTTTCTGATGAATTAAAGAACTGATGAGAATCATCTTCTATGTATAATCCTAATGAATGAGATACTTTAGTCCAAAGATGTGAATAGTGATTCTTCACTATTATATCTTTAGCTACGGATTTAGAAATCTTCCTAACCGATAACTTTGATGTATCACAATATTTTTTCATAAACTACCAGACCAAAACTCATTTAGATGTTGCCAAGTCCGATTGTTTACTATTTTATTTATATTAGCAGGTGATACCTTATTGTTACGAGCCATCACTCTTATATTGCGATGACCCATTTTCCATAACCTTCTTATTGATAAAACTTGCTCATCCGTTAACTTTGCAGATGGATGAGTTTGACCTCTTCTTATTGGCATTTATAAATTTTCATTAATACTATTCGTATAAGCCAGTTCTGATTGAACACCAACAAATCTTTGAACTACCTCACCATCTTTCTCAATGATTACAGTAGGTACTGAACGTACATGATATTGTTGAGCTACTTCAAACTGTTCATCAATATCAATATACGAAAAATTTACGTTATTTCCAAATTTATTGGAAACATTTTCAAATATTGGTTTTAGTGCTTTACAAGGACCACACCATTGAGCTTCAAATTTTTTTACTTCTAACATAATTTTTCTCCTAATTAAATTTAACCATCACATGCAACACAATCTGGGTCTACTGCTCTTTCTGCGATATCACCTCTTAGTACTGATTCAGTTCTCATATAGTACAATGTTTTAATCCCTTGCTTCCAAGCTTCCATTGTTACCTGATTAATCCACTTCGGTGTTGCTATCGAAGGGAATGCTAAGTTTAACGAAACAGATTGGTCAATGTACTGCTGTCTAACACCAGCTTGCTTAACTAAATCCATTTGATTAATTTCTTTAAATGTTTTGAATACATCTTTTACTGGATATACTTTATCTCTATCTCCATTTGTTATATCCTTACAAAGAACCATTTTACCTTCTAAGTAACACCACTTATCTAATTCTTTGATTCCTTGTACTGAACCTCCATCTTCTAAGATTGTATCCCAAGTATCTTTGTTATTTAATTTTAACTTTCTTAATACTTTTTCTAATTCAGGATTTTTTCTGATGAAAGTTCCTTTAGAAGTTTGTTCTGTAAATACATTTGCTGCCCAAGGCTCAATACCTGGTGATGAATTACCAGCTAACTTTGAGTTGGATACTGTTGGTGCAACTGCTCTAAGGTGTGTGTTTCTAAATCCAGTTTCTTTACACCAAAGTGGTTCACCATATTCTGATGCTAAATCTCTACTAGCTCTTTCTGATTCAATTTTTAATTGTGAGAATACTTTACGAGTTTCAAATTGTGCTTCCATACCTTCAAATGGAATACCTCTTTGTTGTAGGTAAGTGTGCCATCCTAAAACTCCTAGTCCTAATGCTCTACCTTTTTCTGCTGAACGAACTGCATTTTCAAATCCTCTCATATTCTTTGCTTTCTGAATGAACTCTGAAAGAACTCCATCTAAAAATGTTGTAGCTGTATAAACTAAATCGGTATCTCTCCACTCATCATACTTTGCTAAGTTAAGTGAGGATAAACAACAAACAAATGAATGTGATTCATCTGTATGTAATACTATCTCAGAACAGATATTAGTCATAAAAACTTTTAATCCATTCTTTTTATACATTTCGGGATTAGCTTTGTTGGTATTTCCTTTAAACATAATATAGGGTTCACCAGTTGCTTTTCTTTTTTGAAGTAATTTGCCCCATTTTCTTCTAGCATCTGGCTCTCCATCTTGTAGTTTTCTCATAAACTTATCACCAACGATTGCACATTGATGTAGATTAAGTGATTGTCTATTAACATCACCTTTTGGTTCTCTGATTTCTAACCAATCTTCAAAATCATCATGTTCGATATTTAAGTTTACTGATGCTGCTCCTCTTCTTACTGAACCTTGATTCGTAGCAAGAATTGTAGAATCGTATATTTTAGCGAATGGTACAACACCATCTGATGTTCCATTACCAGTGATAATAGAACCAGCTGGTCTAATTTGATTAATACCAATACCTACTCCACCACCATGTTTGGCAAGTAACATTAGTTCTAAGTTCTTTTTACCAATATCATAAATTGAGTCTGCTACATCGATACCAAAACAACTGATTGGTAATCCTCTATCAGTACCAGTATTAGAAAGTACAGGTGTTGCTAAGTTTAACCAACCCTTCCAAATATAATCGAAGAATTTAGTTGCTAATTGAGGTTTATTCAATCTTCGTGCAACAGTTGTTGCCACCCTCCAATAAGCATCTTTTGGTTTTTCACCAGCTAATAGATATCCTTTGGATATAGTTTTTACATATATTTCTGTATTTGCCCAAGAAGGAAAATCAACATCCAACTCCCAGCCAAATTCTGAGCCGTAATTAGTTTTTGCCATAATGTTTAATTAAAATAAATCATCCCAATCTTCACCTTCATTTGCTTTACTGTAATCAGTAGGTCTGATAGCGAAGAAATCTGTATGGGTATGTCCACCTGTTAAATGATAGAACCAATCTAAGTTTTCTGATTTATCTTTATCGAATTCAAAGATACCTTCATATCCTAATTCTTTTAACTTAGAGTTTGTTCTTGCTTTAATAAATTCTTTTAAGTCATCTGCTTTTAAATTTTCTAAATCGCCCATCTCAAACATTTTATCAATAAATTTTAGTTCAAGTTCAACGATTAATCTAGCAGCTTCTTCAATGGAATCTTTACATTGTTCTTTAAGTTCAGGATATTCTTCACACATATGTCTGAATAATTGACATCCCATTCTACTATGAAGTGATTCATCTCTTACACTCCATTTCATTTGTTGTCCGATTCCTTTTAGTTTGTTTCTCATTTGAAATGAGTAAAGAACAGCAAAGGAAGAGTAAAGAGATACACCTTCAGCGAATGCTGAGAAGATTGCTAAACTCCTACCTACTTCCTGTCTTGCTTTTTCGTTCTTTTGTAAGTCTGTGTGTTTCCACTCTGCGGAAGTTGCTGTCAGTAACTCAAACTTTTCAGCTACTGCAGGTTCATGTAAAAATGCTGAGAAATCATCCAATCCTAAAGTTTCGTTTAAATAAGAATATGCAGTTGCATGAATAGTTTCTTGTGAACCAAACATCATTGCCATCTGTCTTATTTCATGTTTAGGAAACCAGTCCGTAACCATATTAGTCCAATAATCTGATACTGCACATTCTGTTTGTGCAAATCCTAATAGGATATTACCTACCAGATTCTTTTCGGAATCAGTTAATCTTTCATTCCAATCCTTCACATCCCCTTGCATTGGGATTTCAGTATGGAGCCAAAATGCTTGTGCTTGTTTTAACCAACCTTCATTGTAGTATATCGGATACTCAAATGGTTTGAACGGGACTCGTTCTTCGAATAATTTGCTCATATTTTTATAACCTTTATTTGTTTTCTTCCACAGATGCTTTTCGATAATCTGTAACTAATTTTTTGATTTCACCAATAGCTTTTCTAGCTCTTGATTTTGCAGCTTTTGAGCTACCATTGTGTTCTGTTTCAAATTCGATAAATAATTCTTTGATTTGTTCGAAAAGTTCTTGTGATTTTGCCATAATTAATTTTCCTTTATTTAGTGTTCGTAGATATAACTATAGTATATATTCAAAAACAAATATGTTCCATAGTTAAATTTTAGTTTTTCTTTTAAAAGTTCATACTCTCCACATATTTTTTATGTAATAATTGCTTTCTTTCAATATTACCACTAGCAGATTCTTTGGTTGATAACATACCTTCAGCGGAAGTTCCATCATAAACTTCTATGAATCCAGTATTAGTATCCATCTTACAAGGGAAGGTAATACCATCAGGTCCAAATCTGTTTTTCATAACGTGGCATCTTGCAGTATTATTGAGTTTATCTTTACTCTTTCTACTCCAACTCATAATGAAATCAGCATTCATTACTTTTGCGTAAGAATCTGAAATTTTATCAGCTTCAATAACTTCTGAATCTATTGCTGAACGATTGGTTTGTGATGCTGTCCATATGGGAATCCCATACTCACCACTCAAACCTCTCAAGTCGATGTAAACACCACCTTGCTCTGCATAAGTAGAATCAGTTTTGTTTGAATGTGATAGTAACAAATCAGCATAATCAATAATAATCAAATCTGGTTTGTTATCGTTAGCTATCATCTTATCAATATGTTGTGCAACCTTTTTAGCGGATACACCTTTAGGTGGGAAATATTTAATGAGAAGATTACCTTTTAGTGATTTAATCTTTTCCCTAACCTCATCTTTCTTTTCTTTTATATTTGCCGAAGGTATCTTTGAGAATACTGTATCGTATCTTTGTCCTACATAGTGTTCAGATAACTCTAGTGAGTAGTGAACAACACTCAAACCTTGTCTTACCGCAGATGCCCCTAAAGCCGTTAGAATCCAAGTTTTACCAACACCCGATGGAGCTACTACAACTCCCAATTCACCAGGTCCTAAACCACCATCCATCAAATCGTTTAGTGGTTGCCAATCAGAAGGAACTGTATCTCTCTTAACATCTTCTATACGTGATTCAAAATCATCCTTATAATCATGCCCTAAATCAGTTTCAGTACCAACCTTCATAGCTTTATCAACCAAATCCTTAATCCTATCAAAGTTACCAGCTTTTAGTAAATCAACTGATTGAAGGATTACTTGTTTAAGATTTTGGTTTCTACAAAATGCGGTGAACTCTTTTTTAATGTAATCTAAATCTACATTACCAATCTGAGTATAAACATGCCTAAGTTGTTCAACAACTGTAGTTTTTAAAATATCATTATCTAATTTAGAAAGTTTAACTTTGAAAACATCCATAGTAGGTGGTTTTCTAAACTCTTCATTATAATCAATGATTTCATCAACAATCCATTTGTTTGCTTCTGATTCAAAAAACTTTGGTGATAATATCTCAGAAAGTTTTTCTAAGAACTTACCATCAGTAAGTAATGCTGATACTACCTTTGATTGAAATGAATTACCAAATTTTGATAAATTATCTATCTCCTGCATTTATAACTTTTATATTTTAACAAATATACGAAAAATATTTGATATTTCCAAATATTTATACCTTTAATTTTAATTTTGTGATTTGTTTTTTCTCTGTTCCGTACTTCTCACAAACATACTTAATATGTTCTCTACCTTCTCTACTGTTGTAAAGTATTTCTAAATACTCATTTGCTTCTTTTTTAGAACATTGATAATCTTTAACCATTAGTTCTACTAACCAATCTTCATACTTATCTGTTTTCTTACCCTTAACATATCTGAGATAATGTCTACCTTTTGGTAAAATACCAATGTATGCTAAATACAATGCTTTGGGTGGAAGTGATTGTGTATAAGGTTGTAACTCAGCTATCAAATCAATCCAATCAGGATTCATAGAAAGAAATCTGTGAATCATATAATTAGACCAACTCTTCATATCTGCTTCTTCTAATGTATCAAAGTACTTTGGATTCTGTTCGTTTGTGATTGCCTTTATGTGGTCAAATAATGATTTAGCCATTTTTCTTATCTAACTTTTTAACTTCATCAGGTAATAAATCTTCATTAACTGCTCCACACTCACCACATAGATAAACCTCTATTGGTATCATTACATCTTGTGGTGTACCTGCTGCTAATCTTGATATTGTTCTAAACTTTGCTCCATTTATAAATACATCATAACCACAATGTTTACACACCATTGGTTTAGAAGTATTCATATCTAACTTGGGTTGTTGAGGTGGTTGTGTTCCTACACCACCTGCTCCTATAATTTTTGCCATCTATTTATTAATTGTTGATAAAATGTTTAGTATTGTAGCCATAAAGGGTATTTCCTTATCGACTGCTAAAGCATCTCTATGTTGTCCTTCTGCTAATACTAAAATTACTCCACTCACTTTACCTGAAGCATATTCATCTACTTTATCATAGAGAAGAGAATACATCTCAGTAAAATCTTGCACTTTGGAATCAGCTACAGTTTGTCTGATTTTCATATATTTGTTTCTACTATCATCTGATGCTTTTAAGATATCCACTATCTTAGTTTTAAAATCAGAATCCAACAAATCATTCTTTGAAAGTTTTAACACTCCTTTAACAGAATTCAATTGGCAAGTATTTATAACTTTTCTAATATCAGGATAAGATGAATCTATGATTGGAACTAAATCCTTTACATCATAATTTACGTCCTCTGATTTTAGAATCTTATCTAATTGTACTGCTACCTCTTTTTTAGATGGTGGTACGATTTGAAAGGTTTGACATCTACTTTGGATTGGGTCAATAATCTTTTCAACATAGTTACAGGTTAAAATAAACCTACAATGTTTAGAAAATGTTTCCATTAGATTTCTAAGTATCGCTTGTGCGTTTGGTGTCATATAATCAAATTCATCTAAGATGATAATTTTATACTTTTTAAAACCTTGCGATGATGCAAAGTTTTTAACTTTGTTTCTAACGGTATCTACATTGTTTTCATCAGATGCGTTTATAACCATATAATCACATTCTATAGATTTAACAATAAGTTTAGCCAAAGTTGTTTTACCAGTACCAGCTCTACCAAATAGTAAAAGGT